GCAGGTTATATGTTGGTGGACTGCACTACTGCTATGCAACCCTACCGCCTTCCCAATCTCACGGAGCGTAGGAGGGTATCCATGCTCCGTGGTATAAGATATAATTGCCTTTAGAATCTTATCTCTAATCTTTTTATTATGCTCTGTCATAGCCTGCCTCCTACGCAAACCGGAGTTGCCCGGTCTGCTCTGTTTTAATCTGCATGTTCGGCATTCGTTCAGCAACGCACAATTCCGGCAGATTTGCTTTTACCAGTGCTGCCGGGATAGGCGGACATACCGCATTGCCACATCGGCGGACCTGTTCGCTGCGCGTGTAGGTCTTTCCGGTGTAATCACGGTCAATTATGTAATCGTCCGGAAATCCCTGGCATCCGTACAGTTCCCGCGGCTCCAGCATCCGAAGCCCGATATCCATAATCTGATAATCCACGCCCTCAATTGTCACCAACCCAAATCTGTCTTTGGTCGTAACCGTATCAAGCGGTTGCTCAATGTCCTGACCGGTAGCATCCCCATAATATTTAATCAAAAAGGCTCTAACCTCTCCGAAGTGCCCGTCGCCGGCTGTAATTGTAGGTATTGGATCCCTCACGTCCCGGCCGTCACAGTGATTATTCATCTGGATCAAGTTTGCCGTCACCACACTGTTATGGTCCCATGAGGTGACTGTCGGCAATGGCTTCTCCATGCTCTCTCCTGCTCCCTTGTAGCCACCGTCATAATACTTATGCAGAAATGAGGTAACCAGTCCATACCGGTTCGATCCATCCACGGTCATAATCGGGTCTTTAATACTTTGTCCACGGACTTCCCCTTGTGCCGTCTCGGAATGGTACTGGATCAGCGTAGGGCTGATAAGACATTGTTGATTACCTGTAGTGATCGTATGTATCGGATCTTTGCAATTCCCACCGGGATGATTCGTTGTATTTGTTCCCATATACGGTGCAAGCGTTGGTTCAATCAGACAATGCTCATTCTTGCTCACTATAGTTGTAAGTGGTTCACGTATATCCTTACTCCTGTCTGCAGTAAATCCAGTCTGTCCGATCTGTACCATGTAAGGCTCCACGATCCCATATCCGTGCTTTCCGGTGATTGTAGGCATCGGCTCCCGGATATCATTCGGTCTACGCTCGCCACCGTGATTGCACTGGATAATAAACGGCTCTGGATTCTCAAGCACAAACTTTTTCAATCCCCTTGCAATCCGCTCCATTGTCTTAGGCGCCAGTGGTCGTACCGCCCTGATCCCGTATTTCTCCTTGATTTCTTCCGAGGTGTCAAAGATGCTGGGGCACGGCAGGGAAAAGTCCAACTGCGTGTATGCACCCACATACGGTTTTAAGAGACCAGCCTTAACAGCCTCACTGTCAGCTGGTCCATGTGTTGGCTCCGGCCATATGATGGGCTTCCTGTCACATCTCGCAATCATGAAAAATCTCTTGCGCATGGTGGGTGCACCGTAGTCAGCAGCAATCAGCTCCTTGAATTGCACCTCATAGCCTAAATCTGTAAGCTGCTGGACAAACTTCTCAAAAGTTTTACCCTGCTTTGCCTTAATGGGATGATGCCCTCTGTTTAGTGGTCCCCAGGTCTTAAATTCTTCCACATTCTCCAACATAATCACCCTTGGTCGTACCAGTCCCGCCCACCTGCAGGCTACCCATGCAAGACCACGGATAAACTTGTCCTTTGGTTTTCCGCCCTTGGCTTTGCTAAAGTGTTTGCAGTCTGGGCTAAACCAGGCAAGACCTACCGGATGCCCTTTGCATGCTGCAACCGGATCTACCTGCCATACGTCCTCACAGTAATGCTTTGTGTTAGGGTGATTAGCCTTGTGCATCCGTATAGCTTCCGGATCATGGTTAATGGCAATATCCACACTGTATCCGGTTGCCATCTCTATTCCGGTGGATGCACCTCCACCACCAGCAAAGTTGTCAACAATCAATTCTCCGTTAATCATGGCATCACCTCCGGCATAAAATCAGATAATCGCATTTGTGCCATTTCTGCATCTAATCTCTTTTTGGACAAATCATAATAATGCTTGTCCAGTTCAAAGCCAACATATGGATGGTTGGTTCTGTAGCAGGCTATCAAGCTGCTGGCACTGCCTACATGTGTGTCCAAGATAATGTCTCCGGGATTTGCATAGCGGTTTAGGAGCCATTCATATAGTGCTACCGGCTTTTGTGTAGGGTGTATACGTTTTTCATTCAACGACTTATTACCTTGCTGAATAGTTCCTTCAGTAATTGACTTTCCCTGGAACATTCCACGCCACATATACCGGAATATGTCTATCCTTTTAGTCAGACTGCAGAATGCCACCTCTGCATCCGACTGGTCAGAACCATCATTGCATTTATCCCATACAATAAGACCACCAGCCAAAGTAAAATCAAAGTAATTGCAACCCCATATAATCTGATTTTTGGATACCCGAAACAATTCCTCGAAGTATTCCCTAGAGGGTGGCTCATTGTCCCACCCTCTGTTTTCGTACTGTCCGTCCTTTACATATGTTTTTGTTCCATTTTTCTGCTTAACATATGTATTCCTATTTTTTCCACCATGCTCATGTAAGCCATACGGTGGATCCACAATCGCAAGGTCAAAGTAACCATCCGGGAACTCTTTCATCCCATCCATGCAATCCATGTTGTAATATCCAAAATCCATTACGGCTCCTTTCTCTTATTTCTGTGCTAAATAGCACATGATTCCGCAATCCGAGAATATTTCTGTGTTCATGTCTCCACGGTTTACCGGGCATTCGTTATTCCTTTCTTACAACCGTTTCTGCTTGTTCCTTGTACATCTTCCCCGCCATCTGCACTAGATAGTGCTGTAAGGCTTCTGCAACGCTGATTCTGTGTTTGGTGCAGTATCTGTCAACGTAGCGTTTAAAGTCCTCATTCTCGGCATACAGGGCGGTATAATCAACTCGTTCCATCTGCATCACGCTCCTTTAAGATTTCATCCAAGCAAGCATTAAATCCTGCATTCATCATCAGTTTGTCATTCTCACTTTCTTTCCCTACTGTACGTCTTTTCTCCGGCAGTTCTCTGAGCGGACAAGAATCTGGCTTTTCCCCGTAGCGTCCGCCATTTATCGGAATTTCTTTCCCTGTAATAGCGCAGTCGTAAAGAGCATCGTCTTTATAACTGGGATATTTACAAGCGCAATTCTCACAGGTTTCCGGCATATCCATTACCAATGCTGCTTTGGGCATATTTCACACTCCTTTCAGCTTCTCACACCGCTCAAATTCTATAACCCACACCCACGGATTCGCATCCCAACCGAAGCGGTCAATGTCGGATTTCTTAATGGTTTTATTCCAAACCTCAAAGGCAAATGTATCTCTATATTTGGGATAACCGCCACTGTCCGGGGCATAGTATGTAGGCGACCACCAACTCATGGCCCATTCTTCGTTTATTCCCTCTGCCTTTGCTCCGTCCTCTGTGATTTCCTGCAACCGCTCCACCCGTACATCCGTAACCTTAAGCCAAATACGCGCGGCTTCTTTCGGCATGTGGATGGACGGGTGCCACTTCGCGTCTCCACTTATTTCATCTGTTGCCCGATACATGTAGCAACCACAAGTTTTATTCAAAACGCTTTTCTTTGGTTCTTTGGGGCAATTTCCTCTTTCGTCTCCCTCGCAGTTCCAACATTCAAAACGCTCCCATGTTTCCCGAACATACAGGATATCACCCGGACAGATAGGACAGGTTCTCTCCACTGTACTTAACTGTTCCATCTGCTCCTTATCAGCAAAGTTATGTACTGCATAAGTCCTACTGTCAGCATTGTAAAAATCCATATCCGGTACGGTATACTCATTTGCATCTTTGCATATACGCCGGGTGCAGGTCTTCCGTCCGTCCAGAATTGCCCGAACCATTTCTGTATTGAATAAAATCGGTTTAATTGCCATCTGCTCCACCTGCCTTTACGATCTCCAACAAATCATCTACCAAATCCTTGACCTCGTACATCATCATAGTGTCGTAGGATTTTGACTGCTGCTCTGCTGTCTTATTTCCATATTTCGTACAGTCTTTCAGAAATGCTGTGCGTTCTTCCAACTGCTTCACAACCTTGTCCGGGTCGTAAAGTCTGCTCTTTTCAAATGCTTTTTCCATCATCTCTGCGGTCTCCTGCTCATAGTTACCACAGCAGGTATTCATATCCGCAAGACAACGCTGGAAGAACTCTGCAAATCGGTCTGTGTTATAGTCCACTTCAAATGCCTTTGGAATATCAATTAGTATTTTCATCGTTCGCCCTCCTGTTCCATGCTTCTATGGCTCTTTTCTTACATTCCTCGATATTCTCCATAGTGTCATCCTCTTTGTTTGTGTCCGGGCAAAATCCCTCTGTCCTTGCACCGCATTTACATGCGCACCAAATGGTAAAACCGTAAGATTTTGTAGCTGCTTTAATTTTTGCTTCCCCGCCGCAGAACGGGCATTGTTTCAGTTCTTCACTCATTATTCACACCCCTTTTCTTTCAACGCATTGTATAAGCGCAAGTATATTTCAAAATCATTTGGGTTCATTTTGTCCGAAAGAAAATCCAAGAAATCCTTATTTCGCAAGCATTCTTCCAGTGTGCCGATCTGGCGGTACTGCTGCACTTGTTCAATAGCTGTTCTTACCGCCCAATTCTCGTCAACATCAAAGTTTTCTATATATCCCCAATTAGATTTTTCCTGTGCTATTACTTTTTTCAATGCGCTTTTGAGTGCTTCATTCTCCGTCATGTCTACCCTCCATTTTCACCAAAGTAAGGCGCACTTTTTCATTGTAGTATTCGTCACAATACGCCTTAATAAATAAAAGTGCCATTTCTAAGCTCATATTGCTCGCTATTCTATTCTCATTTTCATAAACTTCATACTTTCTCTCACTCATTTTGTCTCCTCACTTTCTTTCTGCAACCATGCCAGACAACTCTGTTCTCCCTCATATTCCTCACCAAAACGGTTGTCAAAATTGATAATAAAATCTGCCAACTCCTCGTCCGTCATGCTACGGATTTCATCTGCTTTGGTCTGCTTATGTGGCTCACTTTCCCTGTACGGCTCCGGCAGTGGCATCCAATATAAAACTTTTCCCGTAAAATTCCATTCTTTAAATATACCTTCGCAATCTATATCCTCAATAGACATAAACTCTTCATTGTCATATCTAACCCATGTCAAATATGATCCGCTTTCTTCCGGCAGTCTCTCGCTTACCGGAATCCACACCGGCTGATTCTGCAAGGCGGTGATTGCCAGCTGTAATGCATCCTCGCACAACTCAGAATCCCCAAAGTCATCTGAAAGCATATTGACTAATTGCTTAAGCATTTTGATAGCTTCTTCTATCTTCATTCCGCACCTTCCATTTCTGCCAGCTTGGCTTCGGCTTCCTCTTGTGTGAAGAATACCGTTTTACCAAAATCGCATTCTCTAAAATATGCTCCTATAAAATGATTTGTTACCTTAGAGTAAATTCTATATTGTTCTCCGCTTTTATAAAATGATACACTAGAAACATAAGCTTCATAGACTTCGTCTTTCATGTTCTCATCATATTCAATATCATCAAACACATTAAATGGAGAAGTGACTACATAAACGGTATCTCCCACCTTGCACGGCAACCGCAAGAGTAATCCCTGTTCCTCGGCATCCTCAATATCTTTTAATTTGAAATATACTTCCAGCCAGTACTCTGCATTATTTACAAGTGTTGGTATTTCTTTGTCACTATTCGTCAGTCTCTCCATCCTTGCTCCTTTCCCATTCCTTCATGGCTTCTCGTTCTCTTTTCCATTTGTCGATCCTGTATTCGATGTTTTCTTTCGCAATGTTTATCAAGATAATCATTCCAAAGATTATCCATACCAAAACCAACAATGCGATCAATACAACTCCAACCATATCTGACAAAGTCACGATAAACTTCATCTTGCATCCACTCCTTTCTCACGCTCTCAAAAACTGCTTTGGTATCGGTGCTCCGTTCCGGTCATAAAAAGTAAAATCTCTGTACGGGTAATGCCGGTTATTCCCCACCAACCGGAAGAATGTCGGTCGGCTTTCTGAGACTTCCAACAGCCCATCCCCTATATTCGGGTAGCTGTCCTTGTCATTCTTCACGGCATATATCTTCATGTTTCTGCTCCTTTGGATAGATATTTCCATATTTCTTGATGTACTCCATGTGATATGACGGTCGCACAATAGCATTGTTCGGCTTTTCCGCCATAGCTTGATAATCACCTGGTGGCCAATAACTACGGTTACTTGGCGGCAACGGTCTTTTCATTTGCATCACCCTCTTTCAGATTTCTTTTAATATACAGATATACTGACTGGAAACTCCTACCCATCTTCCCGGAGATCTCCCGGTAAGAAAAACCTCTCTGCCAGAGCATCCGAATACGTGCTTTTTCATACTCTGTCCAAAACTCATACGTTTTTCTTTTTTCACCGTCTGTTCGCTCTGATTTTAATTTATCTGCAAACCACTTTTGATTCTGGAAGAAATACTTATCACAGTCTGCTGCATTCCACAGGTCCTGATTGTTTTGCATAAAATCAAACAGAATTTTTTCGGAAGTATGTCTCACCCCACCATATTTCCGAGTAGCCAGTCCCCGGCGGACCCATGTCTTATTGACAGAATCTTTACTTACACCACACAAGATGCTTATGTCTGTCATTGTCAGGCGATCAAGGCTGTCTTTCATTCCTGGAAGATTCAGTGCGATCCGTTTGCTTTTTACGCTGGCTACTGTTCTGCCAAGAGACCGAGCAATCGTTTCCTGCGGCAGTCCCTTTTCACACATACTTTCAAGTCTGTTAATTTCTTCCAGCGTCCATGCACGGTGCTTGCTGTACTTCCTAACTGTTCCCATTCTTCCTCTCTTTCTCCTTTGCTATCTTATAATAGGCATTTGTTAAATGCCTTCAACCCATTGATTTTACTGGGTTTTTGTTGCTTTATTTATATAAATTTTTCTCCAGTAGTGGTATAATTGTAAGTACCAATC